TGCCGACCATAAAGTCTTTGAGGCATGCCTTCAGGTCTTCGCTCATAATCGCGATCAATAATATGTGGATAATACAGACGAGAGAGAACCAATGTATCAAGGACTTCACCTCTTGGTTCAAAATCTTCGAACTGTTCTTTAAGTAAAGGTATGTCATAGCCAGCAATGTTGTGACCGATCAAGACATCTGCACGTTCAAGGGCTTTGACACCCTGAATAACTGCACGCTCAGGCTGATGATCGAACACCTGTGCTTCTTCTACATTAGTCATATCACGCATAACAATGCAGTGAATTGTAGAACCCTGACGAAGTAAGCCAGTGCTCTCTATGTCAAAGAGTAGTTCAGTTGTCATCGAGGATCTCCGTGGAATCTTTTGCGTCATAGTCATCCGTTGCGTGAGGGTTTGAAGCTGGGTAGAGCTCTTCATCAACCTCTTGATTTGCGTGGGCGTTGACTGAGAAGCGGGGGTCTGCATTTTCAAAGAAAGGTTCAATAGCAATGTTGAGTTCTCGTGCCAGTCGTGCTGCTCTACGGAACTCGTCTTTGTAATACGGTTCCCATTCGTGAGCGAGCACAACGATCTTCCTGATACCCATGATGTGAGCTTGGAAGACTGAGGCAGAGAATGGATAGCGAGTGGAGTAGATGACTGCACCAGTCATTGGTGTGCCACGTTTACAGGCAGCAGCAATGGCATAGCAGACAGGGTCGATCTCTACTTTGCTATCAGTGAGTAGAGCACGACCGTCACCAAGAACCTCTCGATCACGTACAACAACGCAACCGCCAGGACAAATAGGATGACTGGATGCTGAGCCAATTGTCTTAGCAACTTCAATAAAATATTTCTCCTTGTTCTTGATATAAGTGGGGTCACCTTTTGGACTAGGCATATCACAATATAGATCTTTTACTCTTATATTAGGTAGTGAAACAGGCTAACGCGATACATGGACTACGACAAATTCAAAAAAGAATACGACACTTACATGAGCTGGAATGACACTACATATATGTTCTATCTAAATAGTCCTTTCATGTCTAGCCCATTGAAAGGTGGTAACTCTGATGACGTGCTGTACTTTAGTGACTATAAAAAGTCAGACTCAGTTAATAGCCCATCTCATTACACACGTGGATCACAGGAAGCAATCGATATCATCGAGGAAGCAATCCAAGATGCTCCGTCGGTAGAAACAGGGATGCTTCAAGCACAAGTCCTGAAGTATCTGTTGCGTCTATGGCTGAAAGATAATTCAACTGAGGACGCAGAGAAGGCACGCTGGTATTTGAATCGGCTTATCGACAAGCTACAAAGCGCCCGCTAGGGCGCTAGCACCTACGGAAAAACAAATAATTATCTTTCTGTTCGAGCGTCTCAAACTCATTGAGATGCTCTTTTAGTATGAAGAACACGTCAGTAGTGTCTAGTGAGGTGTGCTTAAAAAATAGAGAGATGCCTTCATCTAAATCTTTGTTGTTGGGGTAATACCAAGCAAGAGGTTTCAGGAACTCCCATGGGTCAAGGTTCTGTGACACCCATGAGTTCAGCTCTTCAATACGTTGAGCTGTCTTAATGATGTGCTGCTCGTGTGCTGGATCCTGAGGGATGTATGGCTCGTTCTGATGAAGCAGTGCATGCTTCCACATCAGGGTGCCATCTTTCTGGATCAACCGACAAGGATGAACCTTGTTACCAGACGGGAGGTGATAGAAACACCCAGGGGAGATATGCCTACTCATCAAACTTCTCCCCTGTGCTCTTCGTAGTGTTCTAGATCTTTAGACCAGTTGTCGCCCGAGTACTCATTATAAATAATGCGACCAATGTCTCGGAAGGTATTGTAAAACAGAGTGACCTTATCAATGTCACTGATGGTTGCGTCAAGAGGCGGACCATAGATCAGGACATTCCATGTTGAAGGACAAACAGGCTCAAATCCTTTAGTTGTTGCTCGGAGCTGTTTGATACGGCGGAAAGGAATACAAACAGGATAGTCCCAAATAACAGGAGTGGCGCGGACAATCTCAGAAGCAGATGTAAAAAAGACAAAGCTATTGATGTAATTGTTTCGGTATTCATTGATCGTTTTGTTTAACCAAACACGAGTATTACGGACAGCACCCTTAGGTGCTACCCATACATTGCCGTGCCAATGTTCCTGTAACGGGTTGCTTTCTAGAGACGGCACTGACGTAGCGTCTACAAGCACCTGCTGCACTGGGTCAGAGGTAGGGTCAAAGTCAATGCTTCCCATCACTTGACGTGCTCGTTCAATGAGCTGAGGTGTGGGATAGAGAGGAAGCTTTAACCCTTTCTCTGCAAGCTTATCCTGTAAATTCTGAGCCGATCGTTCGGAGGCTCTCTTGGCCCCCTCCTGCTTCGATACTAAATGTTCTTGTTCCAGCATCACTGATGAGAGTTATGAGTACGTGCGTTGAGTAGTCATTCTCATCTACCTCTTGAAGCAGCTTGCGTAAGAACTCAGTGATTTCTGTATCCTCCTCACTTTCAGAAGCAACTAAGTCAGCTTCGATATCGTATCCAGACATGTAAGTCGTGGAGTCGTTAATTAAATTGATGACTAGTGAGCCTGCACCCTTGGTAAGGACACCATTAGATGCAATGTTAATGAGGTCAGTCAAGATCAACTCAGCAGTAGCTAACAAAAACTTCTGCTCGTTATCTTTCTCTTCACCAAACTTATCTGATTGAATAAGTTGTTGGAGTAAATCAGTTCTACGTGACATAATTGAATGACTCTTGTATAAAGATAAGTAATTTAAAAGTCAGATGTGGGGTTATCATCATCTGTTTCATGTTCTTCTGGTTGATCGAACAAACCAGGCATACCTGGATGTATCTGACTGGCATGTCTGCCTTGCAAAATATCAACCATTACAGCTTCAAATCGCTCATCAAACGCAGTGCCAGGGTTAAGGATCAAGTCTTCACGACCGCTGAGATCCTCAGCTTCAAGGCGCTCTTGTTCTTTAACAGCTTGTTCAATCATGTACTCAGCAATCTGTTGCTTGAGAGTATGTAGTTCACAAGCAAGCTCGAAGCTTTCGAGATAGCTGTCGTGGTCTACAAAGACTCCCACATTTTGCGGAATAAGATGGAAAGGATTACAGCAATACTTATTGCCACAAGTAGTTTTGACACCGGTAAACCCGAGATCACCCCAAGTAAACCACATAGCAACACGTTGAGGATGGTGTTGCGTGGAAGATGAAATCCCATGTCGCCTCCATGCGAATTGAGGTTGCTTAGTTCTGTTATTAATGTTGCCCTTCCATTCCCAGCATTCACTGGGATCACTGATCTCTACTTGGGACCAGAACTTCAAGGCTTTAATTCTATTTTTCTTAAGGAGTTTGCTTATGTCAAAGGACATTCGCCCTTCACGAGCACCAGCTACACAGCGCACACATGCTTGGTGGCTGTCGTAACGCATGCTGTGGGTAGAGAAACTACCGAGCGAGTGCCCTGTATACAAACAAAGCTCACCCTCCTCAGCAGTGTTAGAGAGTTGCTTGACGCGCCTGCCGTAGGCATGACCGCCACGTTTCTTAGAGGGTTGAGCTTCAGCCATTAAAAATCTCCTTCAGGTTTCACATAGGAACCGCCGAGTGCCGGGTACTGATCTTCAGCAGGCAACGCTTCGAGTTGATGGTTAATCATGTATTCATATCGCGTACTGTTCTCGTACTTAATACGAACGAGCTTGGAGCGCGGAGTGTAATACTCAGGAGTACCAACAACCAAGGCGGTCATTTGGTTTGGAGCCACGAGCACACGCAGCCCAATCTGGATATCAGATGCTTTCATATTAATACCTAATTACTTATGTAGTGAGATTAAAAGTCGTTGAGAATATGTCCTTCGTCGATGGGATCATCCTTAGGACGTTGCCATACACGAACAGATTTAGATTTACCTGCTGCGTCTTTACGACTGGTGACTAGTCGTCTCCAACCCATGGACTGGAGAACATCAGCAACACGCCTACCTTCACGTCGTGATTGGTTGCGTGGGTCAAGTTCCAACGCATGGGTCAGAACATCAGCAGCTGTTACTTCCTCACGAATAGATACGTAAGCAGCAATCTTATCCATCCAGGGGTCAGGGTCACCGAACTCTTGGATGTATTCAGAGATAGCTGCAATCTCTCCGCTATTGAATTCATATCCAACACCTTCGCGATATGCATGCACTGCTGCCGACCACAGACTATCACGTTCTTCACTTAGTTTTTTCCAGGGAATCTGAAATCCGCCTGCAATTTCTAGTGGAACAAAGCGTCTGTTGCCTGTGCTATCTACCAAGAACTGGTTGCGATTAGTTGTACCAATCATCACGAACCTACGTGGCAGCTTGGATGGCAGTGATGCGTAGGGATAACGCACCTCATCTACACGGCTGGTGATTAGGTTCTTGAAGTTCTCAATGTTCCTGATGTTGAAGTAGTTATCAATCTCAGGAAGCTCCAGCAGCCAGGCAACGTGCAGCCTGTACTGCTCTTTCATCAGTGTCTCCAACGGTGTGGTGATCTCTGAGAACAGAGCATCAGGCACAAGGTTGCGTGCAAACATGGACTTACCAACACCCTGTGCGCCCACAAGGATGGGAAGCCAAGACATGGAAGCACCAGGGTTGTACGCCCTAGCCACAGCACCGATCATCATTCGCTGCATAGCGAGAGTAGACAGTGCGTTCTTGTTGCCTAGGAAGACTTCACCAATCCTGTCCCAATCAGGGTGAGGGATTGAATGACCGGCACACTTGTCTAGGTAACGAGTGATCGGACAGAAGCTGTTCTTGCCTGCTGCATATTGAATAGCAGTCTTGACACGTGGCTCAGGAATGAAGACACCATGCTCGCAGCTGAGCTTGGTAGTCATGATGTCTAGGTCATTACCTTCAAGTTGAATGACTTGACCATTGGGTCCGTCGTACTCAATGGCATTCGTCAGTCTGTTCTTACGCAGACCAGACAGGATCGTCTGGACTTTCTCAACGTCAGCTTCACGTTCTTTAGCAGCGTCGTCGTTGCTTTTCTTAGGTCGCCCCTTACGTTTGACCTGTTTGGCATCCGGTAGCGGCTCCGGTTCAAACTCCATAGTCTCTCCTTTATTACTAGATATGATTTCGTCAAAGCTGACAATCGGGTCAGCTTCTGTGTAGCCAACAGCTCCACCTGCTGCACCGAAACGCAACTCCTTAGGAAGTCGTTTAGTCCAGTTGGGATCTTGCTTCTTGGCTAGCGAATATAGTTTAGTGTGACCTGCATATTTGCCGAGACCTTTCCACTTAAACGGTCGAATGTTTTCTTCTTTGTGACCGTGGTGACCGCGTAGTACCCACTCAACCCAGTCATCAAACAAGACACCACCGACGCCCGCACAAGCAGCCATAACAGGCACGTAGTAGGACTCGTACTCATCGTCATCGGATGGCCTCAGGAACTCACGGAGGAGCCACTGACAGCGTTTAATGTCGATCTCCTCGCAGTCAGATGCTTCGAAGTCTGTTGACTCGTCATAGTCAATGTCTTCCAGAAGGAAGGCAGGGACGATTGCATCTTCATTAAGGCGAGTCTGACTATTGGTATTGCCATACCAGAGACGCTCAGGCTTTTGACCGCAGTTGTCCTTAAGCTCAGACAAGCCAAGGTCAGCCAGCAGTCGGTTAACAATCAGCCAGTAAGCACCACGGTGCTGAGCTGTGGACTCAAGGTCACGCTCAAGCAGGAACAAGGCACGGAACCTGTGCTCCTTCTCGGTATGACTAGCTGATGTATAGGTTGCAAGGCACCAGTCCTTAGCTGTAGTGGTAGCCCAGAAAGAATCGATTGTGGTATCGCCATCGAAGTCGATCACCACCAAGTTGCTACCAGCAGCATTGTCTGCCTTGCGGTGCTTGTCACGAAAATGAGTGGCACACCAGCCGTATCCGCTTTGGACCCAGCCGAGCAACCACTCAACATTGACAAGTACGTTGGACCAGCCCCGAGCTACAAGCTCAGGACCAGTCTTGTTTTTGCAGTTCTTATTGACTGCTACCTTCAGTATCTTCTTCTTCACTCTCCTTATCGTGAAACAGTTTACAACGGGCGAGGAACTTAGCCTCGTGTCTATCCATCTGGTCGGAATCAATAAAGATTCCCTGTGTGGTTTCGGGTGTTGACACAATGATCAACGCCACGTCACATTTATAACCAGTACGTTCTTCTAATGCGAGGCGGTAAGCCGCCATTTGCTGCG